ACTTTAATTACTTCAATACTCTGTTTCATAGCAAATTTTTTATTTAACTTCTGTACCAATTATTCTGATCTCTCCCGGGAGAAAGGTCCGGATCACTCCGGATTTCATCTCCTGGCAAATACCAACTGTATAGTTTATGCCGTATGGCTTCCCTTGAGGATCTTCCAGTAATACATACTCCAATCCCCAATGTAAAAGATAAAAGGGAACCGGATCGATAGCTTGGATCCAATCTGCTTTCTGCTTCTTGTCGTACACCTCGCCATCCTTATTGACAGGATTTCCATCCTTGTCAACTCTGGGTAGCTTGATCTCAATTACCGTTCTCCGTGTTCCCATTTTATGTTATGTATTTATAAAAATATCCTTTTCCTGTTTTCCTCTCTCCGACCTTGCTGTTGCGTCCCAGACAGGCCTTACTAATCATGTGTTTTGTTACTCCATTCTTGTTGGCAGCTTCTACTGCACTACGATAGGTTGCGACAATATTTCCATAATCATCCATCTTAACAACCTTCTTCCTATGGGCAACCTGTTTTCTCCCCTCGTCAAAGCCTCCTCCGTATAGGTAACCCATCTCCGTTATAAACTCAGCTTTCAATCCCGGATTAACAAGTCCTTTCGTAACCCATGTCTCCCAGATCCGATCGATCATAACCTCCACTTTCATATCAGAAGCTATTATAGTCCAGTTTCTTATATTCCTGTTCTATATAATCCTCGTCTGGCTTTTCTTTGGTGCGGTTATTGAATGTCCTGGACTGAGCGCCCTTCCTCTCTGACCAGTTGACAACACCCAGATTACCGAACTCAATACTCTCTGCCTGGTTCTGTGACATATACTGAATGAAGATATTCTTTATTCTGTTTCGCTCATCCTCGATTTTGCCTTTCATCTTATTAAGAAAATTGTCCTTCTTGGCAAGAGCATATAATGGTATTGATCCCTGTACGCTTGGGCGGATCTTGACAAACCTCTGCTCCATGAAATCCTTGTAAGCCTCACTTGTGTCCGGTTCTGGCTCATACCTCTGAATTACGGCATCCATCCTCTCTGCCTCTGCGGTATTGCCCTGCATATCGGCCATTTCTCTTCTGGCCCGGGCCTCCTGCGCCGGCACAACCCTGTCGTACCACCATGACTTTGTTATAGACAGGATCCTCTCCATTAATTTCTCATCTCTTTGGACCGGTTCAACCTTGAAGTCAGCTCCATCAACAAGCATTGCAATCTCAGCATAGTCAGTTTCAAGGATAGCCATGTAAACATGGATTTGAGCAAGGTGATAGATTGGAATACCATCTTCCCATATCTTACTCATCCAGTACCCCATATTCTTGCACTCAAGAATCCCATTTTCTGTTAATGTTTCCCCTGTGATCAGGTTAAACCCTCCCTTTATATTAATCAGCCGGTCAACAGATGCAAACAACCAAGGATATTTTGGATTAACCAGGTACCCGTTCATGTTCCGACAGCTCCGGACAATCTTCTCATTCTTGTAGTTCTCAAGATATCCGTCTTTGGTGCCATCATAGTATTGCCAGATCCTCGCAATAGTCTCCTCGTTGGTCCGTCCCCAGAACATACGCTCATTATCGTCCCTCCTTGGCTGAACGGATCCAATTTTCTCATGGAATAGCCTTACCGCGGTGTCGTACTTGTTGATCCCAAGGACCGTTCCAACATCAGATCCTCCGATACCCCTTTTCCTAAACTCATACCACTCGTCTGTGTGGTGCGATATATTGTGTACCTCAATGTGACTCTTCATAATTCTCTTTTAAAATGTTTTTAACTATCCACCTTAGTCCTGGCTTAATCCACTTGTTCTGACTACGGATAAGAACTTTATTCGCTTTCGGGAAAAAGTCTATTGTTTCCTGTTTGCCATTAGTGATATAAGTTATTTCATACTTAAAGACTGGATGAGTCCATTTTATTAATAGAACTTTTTTTTCCATTAAGAGAGGTAGCCATCTTTCCTCAAATCTCTCCTTCCGTTCCTCTTTAAGTGCTTTTGTATGCAACCCCAAGGCGGCTAATACATGATCGGCCTCCTGTGCTCTCTGGCGGTATAGCTCAGACTTCCTCATCTGTGATTTTTTTAATCTCAGCAAAAATCTCCTGTAGAATATCGGCCTGCCCCTGCATCATCTCTTTCTGCTGTTTACCTTCATAGGCAACCTGCGTTGACCAGGTTAAATGTAGCCTCTTCAGAGCGGCAATCATCAGGTTATGTTTTGTGACTACCCTCGTCATTGCATTGACCATGATAAAATTATCAATGTTCGTGGTGTCCATCTTCTTGTATTTAAGTTCCGCGAACTCCTTCTGGTCCTTGTCTCTCCATTTATATTCAGGATCTTTGACAATAGCCAGCGCCTTTTGTGTTTCAACATTATAAGGCTCAGCATACTTCTTCTTCCAGATGTCTATAATCTCAAATGGAGTAAGTTTTAGGTTTAATAGATTAAGTTCACTCATAGATATAGGTTATTTGATCTTCGGTTATAAAATGGTGTTCTACATTCTCAATGTTAATGATGCTGGATCCCTTCCGGTTGTACTGGACACGATTACCAATCCTAACCTCCTCGCATCCATTACCGCAATCAACTACTTTCCCAATCAAGGGTTGTTCTTTCACTGTGTCCGGTATATGAATACCTCCTTCAGTTTTCTCCGGATTACTCTCCGGCAGTATCAGGATTGCTTTCCCCTGGGTTCTCATCTGTCTGGTTATTTTCGGTTAATCTCATTTCCATTAATGCTCCCTTTAGTTCTCCCGGGAGATGATCAAAGTCGTGGAACATGACCAGGGATTTCTCCTCGTCTTTTATTTCCATCCACCATGGCATATACATATAAGTACCACCATTGGTTATCTCAATTCTCATAGCAATATTCTTGATGAACTCCAAGGCTTCCTTGGGTATCTCAAGCAAAAGTTTTTCTCCTTCTGGCTGTGGGGTTTGTGTTTCTTCTGACATAGCTATTTATTTAAAATGGTAAATCATCTTTATCATCATCCTCGCCGAATATGTTCTTGGTTATTGGCCTGGGCCCCGGCTCGGGAGTATTATCCGGCTCATTATCTTTCAACCATTTTTCATGGTCAAAGATCTTTTTGCTTTTATCAACAACAAACCGGCCTCCCATTTTCATTATGAGCCTTACCCTGTCCTCAACGCCAATCTCTTCAAACCGGATCTTCTCCGTCCGGACTATCGTTGGGGCATTAGGCATAACAAACCACTTCTCGTCCTCATCCATCGCATCCAACTCTGATTTGCCGACCATTTTAGTTGTTAACTTCTTCAGTTTATAGCGGTGAATGAGGATTCCGATATCTGCTTTCTCTTTCCATGCCGATGACCCCTTTATATCATACAGCGATGGCATTTTATAATTCTCTCCAACCTGTTCAATCTTTCTGGGATGCACAATGATAATTCCATGCAGATCCCAATAGTCATTAAAAGCCACAAGCCGGTCCAGCTGCTCACTGATAAAGGTGGTTTCTGTTTGCCACTTGGGTTGCTCATGCTCAATCTTATTCCAGGCATCGATCACATAGCCGAATATGTTCTCTGTCTTTTTGAGATATTCCAGGTATTTCAGAATGTTGTCAAGCGTATTGATTTTGTTGGCTTTTGTCTCCGGATTCCACATTTCAAAGTTGTTTCTATCGGGTGATATCACAAAGAAATGTTTTTCAACGAACCGCAGAGCTGTCTTATAGGCTTCCTCACTTAATGAATTCTCAAGGCCTTTCTTAACGTACTGTCCGGTCAGCGCCTCCACGATCTTCGCGAACTCCCGAGCAACCGGTCTGTTCTCCGGAGTGAACATGGCCCATCGCAGATCCTCCTTTTCATTAAATCTGATCATTTCTGTCAGCCACCATCGAATGAACACGCTCTTCCCGGATCCGGGAACTCCTGTCACGAAGGTTATGTGTTTCATTTTTACAGTGAAGAGCTTATCTATCTCCGGAACTCCGCAACCAAGACCAGGCAGAAAACCATCAACCCTGATCTTCTCCATGTCATCCAGAACATGGTGAGGTCTTACAACTCCGGCAATAGGAACACTCGCTATATTATTGTAGCAGTCAATTACTCCCTGCTTTCCCAATGGCGCAAGTTTCTTTTCTATATGGCCGACCAGTACCTCATTAATATCTTTGTATCCGGGAGGGTACTTGATCACTCGGCACTTCTCCTTACTTAACAACATACTGAGATGCTTCTTCAATAGCCGGCCAGCCTCGTCCTCATCAAGGCTTAGGTAAAACAAGTCAACATCCTTGAATACGCTCTTGACGAAAGCATCCTCTAACCACTTGAACTCATCCGTGAAATTCTTTGCCAACGGTGAGGGAGCTCCCTGGGGAACTGATATCGTATTACTATACCCACATTCAACCCATGTCATTGCATCCCATTCACCTTCCGTAATAATAAGAATCTTAGGCAGATTCTTCTCCTCCGGATCATCAAAGCTGATGTTCTGCATATTCCAGGGGATTATCCTGGTCCCAAGTGTTTTTGGAAGCTGATATATCTTTCTGGGACCCTCAATGGTGATGAACTTAACATTTACCAAGGTGAGGTTCATAAAATACGGAAAGCATACCTGAGTAATCCCCTCATGGTTTGTAAACTCATAAAGCCTTACTTTCTTTGCCGTGGCCGGACTAAATCCTCTTCCATCCAGATAGGCTCTGGTTTTCATGGTCATTTGTCGCTCCTTAGACGGCATTTTACTGCTCTCCTTGACCTTATCATAATGGTCAAGTACATCCAAATTGCCACTAAATCCGCAGTGATGGCACTTAAACCAACGATTTCCCGGCTCGTCATTGACCGTCAAACACAATGCCCCCCTGTGCTTTTCTCTTTTATTGTCGCACTCAGGACAGGTTGTGGCGTATCTAACCCTGCCAGGCTTGGTTTTTATCCCCTTATCTTCAAAGGTCATCATAAGGGAAGGTACTTTTCGCTTTTGGCATTACGAACAATCATCTTTGGTCCGTCACCCTCAAGATCTCTGAAAGGGTATCCAAAATCAAGTTCCGTTACCAATTCATTCTCCTTATTATACTTCGGCCTTGTTAGGTTTGTGACGGTGCTTGTTGCCAATCCGGTTATGTCACAAAACATCTGAACGGTCCAGTGATTGTAATAAAGCATTTCCTTTATTCTCTCCTGTTTTTCTGGGTCTGTAATCTCCCGCTCCTTCATTATCCTGGCCTCAAGCTCCGGATCCCGCTTGACCAGGTTAACTTTCTGTTTTACTAATCCGATAATCTCCATGGTTGTAAAATATTTGTTTTAGCAAATATAATAAAACAATCTTATTGTACAAATATTTCCGCAATATATTTTTATAAACAAAAAGGGGACCTGCCGGGATCCCCTCAATATCGTCAGTACGATACTCTTTAAAACGCTAAACCGATACCTACTATGGCAAGAATACCAGTGGCAGCCTTCCAAAAGATGCCATTGGTCTTTGCCTTTTTAATCTGCTTGTCTTTGATCTGGATTACCTCATCTTTGTTATTGATAATGTCCTCCATGTCGATATTACTCTCCTTTAGAAGAGCAATCTGCCCTTGTTGTTCATAGACCAAAGTATCCTTTATCTCCAGTTGATAATCTTTTTCGTCTATCTGAGCAATGAGATTGTTTCTTATTCCCTCCAATGCTCCTTTTTCAAGATACGTCAAATGGATCCCCTTCACTTGGGGTTCGTTAAAAAGATACTTTGGTTGACCTGGGTAAGGATACGCCTCAATTACCAGGAAACGATAACTGCT